TTTCTTGTTGTACTAGTAAGTTTGCGCTCTGGATCATATGTCATAGCCGTCATTTCAAATGACATTCTAGGAAGAGTTACTGCTGTTGGTTGATCTAGATCTGGATCTTCTTGAATCCGCGCAAGAAACTTTTGCCGGGGTCCGTAAGATATAGGGACCATAAACTCTTTTTGAGTTACGTCATTATTATCAACTCTAGTGATTTTGATGTCATTGAAACAGGTACCGAACACTGAGATATATCTTCGCGTCGTACCCCAGTAAAAAGAATGTCCAAACAAATCGTTACTCCAAAATCTTATATATATAAATAATGTTATAGGTCGCGGGATTGCCCTCCCCACCTATTCTAGGTCAAACAAAAAGAAAGGACCCAGCTTATGTCTATTTATATTCCTTATACTTATCTCGTTGGTTGGTCAAACCTCGGTGAATACTATTATGGTGTTCGGTATGCAAAGGGGTGTCATCCAAATGATCTTTGGTCTAAATATTTCACCTCTTCTCAAAACGTAAAAAACTATCGAGAACAATATGGCGAGCCAGATATCATCCAGATCCGGCGAACATTTACTAATGCGAATGATGCTATCGCTTGGGAAGCAAAAGTTCTGCAAAGAATGAAACTTCATCTACATGAAAACTTTCTAAATCTATGTGTTTATCCTGCTGTGTCGCCTGAAGTTATGAAAAAAAGAACTTCTTGGAATAAAGGTAAAACCGGATTATATACTGCTTCTGAAGAGACTAAACGAAAGATAGGTGAAGCACATAAAGGCAAACCAAAACCTGCAACTTCAAAAGCTTTGAAAGGAAATAAAAATACTAGTGGTTGGAAATGGTATCATAATGGTGAAAAATCTATACTGATACGTCCAAATGAACAACCACCATTAGGTTATATAAAAGGACGATTAGATACATTACACGGCAAAACAAAAGGCAAAACATATTCTGAAGAGACTAAGCGAAGGATGAGTGAAGCGGCTATAGCAAGATCTAAACAAAGACTTTGTTGCATAACTTGCCAAAAAGAACTTCCTGTCAATAGTTTAGCGTCGCATAATAGATTTTGTTTTTAGATTTTATTCCTTGAAGAGCTTAGTAGCTATTATAACACATTCTGAGAAGTTGTAAACCCCATATTGGGAAAAAAATCACTAAGAGGGCTTCTGCTCTTCTTCATATTCTTTTAGTTTGACTCGTACATATTCTTCTATTTGGTCTTCACGAATATAACCTCGAGCATATAAATCATATGCGATTTTATATGCTGTAAACTCGTCTCTTCTCATAACTCGTTACCAATCGTTGTCAAGCTCAAAAGGAGTAGATTCTGATTTGTCGATAATCGTCGAGTTAGCAGCAGTCTGGATTGTTAAGTTGTCTGCAAATGGATCTTGAGCTTCAATAAATGCCATAGTAGTATTACTAGTAGTTTCATAATACTGATAAAGATCATCAATCTCTGGTACACCAGTAGCAAATGTTTCATTAGAATATTCAAAGAGTTCTACGCGAAGATCATAAGCTTGTAGTGCCCCTAACTGATAAAATCCCAATGTTGTTTCATGCTCGACATGCGTGATCTCGAACATCTTATTTGTCAATGGAAAGTAGATTAAATCACCCTCGTTTGGTCTTTCATCAGCAGTGTATTGAGTTACATCAAGCTCAAATACTCTTCTCGCAAGAGTAAGTGTCATCTCATCACGAATTTGAAGCCCAAACTTAGATAAGAAATCGCCTTCTCCTTCAAATCCATCCACATTCTTAATATACATTTCAACGAAATATGCTGAAGTAAATTCTGAAAGATCGTCCTCATTTAAAAGATCATCAGTAGCTACAAGAGTTCTTGGAATAAACCATACATCATGGCCATAAATTCGAATGCTTTCTATGACTAAGTCTTCAATAAGAGTCTGCTCCATAGAGTTTTCAAAATTATTGAAAAAAACATTAGTTGCCATTAATTAATCCTTTTACAATTCAATTTATATTTTTCCGCTTGTAATCCATTTTAGAATTTTTTCTTCACTTGCTTCTATTTCGTGAAAAATTGATTTAAGTTTGGTATTGATTTTACTATAATGTAGTACCCAAGCAGAATTAAATTTTACCATATCCTCTGTGCCTTGTTGGGGATATTTCGCTGCTTCTAGTCTAGGTAGCCAAACATTGTTAATGAAATTATAGAAATATTCTAATCCTTTTGATCGAATATTTTGTAATAATGCAAAATATAATATACTTCGTTTATGTTTTGAGATCATCCATTCAAATTCTCTAGCCCAATCCTCAATTTCTACTGGATTAACTTCATTCTCTTTTCTTGGATTTAAATTTCTATATCCACTTGGCACCTTTGGAGCAAAAAGTGCTTTTGAAAGTTTGGCTTCTTCTTCTAAAAAATCTGAAAAAGTTATTAAATTGATACTCATTTATCATACTTCTTTAGGCAAATCATATTTCTTAAGTTCTTTTTTCATATCTTCATGAGATCTACCATATCCATATCGATAACATCTATTCACGCAAGAAGCACAATTCAAAAGTTCTTCAACAGATTCATAAGATTTCCAAGTATTATCGGTCATTTTTTGCTTTCAAATCTCTTAAAAACTTTTTCTGTGCAATAACGTCTTGTTGAATCTCATCCAGTTGAACTCGAAGAGCTGTTGGAACAACAATTTGCTTTGCTTCAAGTTCAGCAATTCTACTCAATGTATCTCGAAGATCACTTCTTAGAAGAGAAAGATGTAGTTGTTCTGCACGAAACTTATTCTCTGAAATCGAAAGTTCAGCCGCTTTTAATTCAGATATCCATGCCCATCTTGGTACATTCAATCCAATTGAAGCAGCGCCTCCATATATTGCAAATATACTTATAATAACTGTAAGAATCACATTTAGTTTTGTTGCTTTTTGTGTAAAGGAATTTAATTGCACGTTTATGTTATCCTATCATATCATGAACTGGAAGTGAATACGAAACAATCATTTCTTCTTCAAGTCGTTGAATTTCTGCTTGAGCGTCTTGAAGAATTTGTTCGCCATTAAATTGAACACCACCTGGAAGTTGCATTCCATTAAACTTAGTAAGATTTGAACCCCATTGATATTTTATCTTTGCTGTAGCATAATTCTGAAGCCAACGATCTTTCCACATATCAGTGTATGTATCACTATCTAATACTTGATAACAATCGGCAACAATATAATCTCCAGCACTTACTTTATCCCAATCCATATCAATATATAGTTTATTCACATGCCGATTATATCGAAGAGGCTGTTTACCTACGAGAATTTCTTCAATAAATTGGATATGCTGCATCGATAGATAATAATTGCTCAAATCATATTTACCAATATCATGAATATGATTAAGAGACCATTGATAGCGAACGTTAAAGATATTATTTGTTGATAGTGTATCACCAATATCATAGATATTTGTAATACCTATAATTGATTCTGGAACTGAAATGTATTCATTAGAAATATCATTAGCAGTAAGTTGGTGTTTAAGAAAAGTTTTTTCAGTGCCATCAAAATGATAATCATTGTAATAAGAAATTGCTTCATCTACTCTATCATCAACTTGGTCATCGTCAACATTGATTTCGATCACTGGACGACCCAATTTTCTCAGGCACCACTCTTTGAATTCAGCTCTAGTTGTTGGTTGTGCCATAACTTTACCTAATAATCCTTTTAGACGTTTTATTGACTATTTATAAAAAAAGAGAGGCAAGCCTCTCTTTTCTCTTAAACATAAACTTTATAAAATGCTTATGCTGGATCAACTGGATCAACTGGATCCGGAGCAGGCACAGGCACAGACCCTCCAGCCAACTCAATAATCTTTTCATCTACTCGTTTTACAACATCAGAAATAGATGGTGGCACAAAGTAGAACACAAGACCCATCACTACTCCTACAGCACTCGTTGCAAGTGTTGGATCGAGATCTGTCGCGACAAAAGTCACAATAGCCCAAGTAAGAATACCAGTAATGCCTGAAGCAAGCCACTTTCTATCGGGAATCCACTTATTTGCAGTTGTTACATTCTCAGCCATTTTTAAAACTCCTTACAATAATTAAATGCACATTTGTATTTATATAAAATATTTTATGGTTCTAACACCTCTCTTTTTATCTTATTTATAGTTTGGTCGCTACCACTGCAGTTTTTATGTCCAATACTTATCGTCATTGAAATCTCTTGGAATGGGGTTCATCAATTCAAGTTCATTTGATTTCATTCGTATCATCTTAATAGTTTCCCAAACAAGTTCAAAAGCTAATTTTTCATCGCGTTGTTCAGGTGTCCAAGCATCTTTTCCAATTGAAAGAAGCTCAACACTGCGTGCCAGCATATTGCGCTGGTGCCATTCAGGCGCGATAGAGATTATACGACGGTTAGCTTCCGCTTTTATATTACGAACCTGCTTTTCTCTATATTGAATCTGTTCTTCTTCAGTCTTATCTACTACTACCCACTTAACCATCCACTGATTATTAATTAATTGAGGTTGTTGTCTGACTATGCGTTGAGTAGCTTCGTTATACGTAGGAGAAGGTTCTTCAATAACAGGATATACACTATATAACGCTTTAGTCTCGTCAGATACTATAGATGGAAAACTCACATTAGCGTTGTCGCGTCTAAATTGACGGTCGCTATATGGGTATATACGATTTTGTTCATTAATTACTTTTATATATTTCATTGTTATTCCTTATGAGAAGGCTGCTGTAACAGCATACCAGCCATCTGAAGTTGAAGATGTTATTGCTCCTGGGTTTTCAGAAGTAAGAGTCTCTTCTTTGAAACATATACAAGTTCCAGAAGTAATACTTGCACTCCCAGCAGTTCCGATTAGTTCGTACCCTGATGGTGCAGTAAATGTAGAATTAGGATCGTCGTCTAAATGTCCAGTGATAATCCATAAATCAGCATTGGCGGTAACAGAGGGAGGGTCTAAACTATTGCTCAAACCACTAGAATAATCTGAATTTTCAAATGTAGTATATGTGGGCTCAAATACAGCAGCAATAGCAGTTAGGTTTTCAAGACTCGAAGAAGACCCTCCTAAATATGGATTAGAGTCTCCTGCCTGAACAATTCTATACCCCACATAGGTTCCCGGAGAAGATTGGTTCGTTAAATTTTCAATCGCTGTAAAGGACATTCCCTGCCAAGACCAACTTGTTGTGCTATCATCCACACTAAATGCAATAACAACTAAATCACCTTCAGCAGCTATACTTAACACGTCTAAAACCGAACCAGAGTTCCAATCACCTCCATCATTCACCGCTTTGGTAACAAAACCTTTGAGTGGTGTTGGTTCTGTTGCTTTTGTTAGAGTATACGAAGAATTAGCAGCTGCATATGACGGAGTTGTTTCAGTTGGTGAATCTGAATTGGCTGAGATAGATGAAGAACCCCAAGTCATACTTCCTGTAGCAGAAGTCCAACGAGAAGATGAAATGTAGGATAGATTACCCCAACTACCAGTTAGTGACCCATCGTCTGGTAGCCGAGCGATATACCCGCCATAAGGTGAAGAACTATCTGCTATTGAAAAGCACCATCCACCTAATGGGTGAGCGTGAAGAGAACTATAACTCTTTTTGTTAATTTTACGCTGCCAAGAGACGGAACCGTCTGACGGGTCTAACCCTACTATAGTAGTAGTATCAGGACTCCCAGTACTGTCATCCCAACACGCCACTAAAACCCCGCCAGTAGTGATACACATATCTAGATTAGTGGCGGCCGAATTTGATGGATTTGTCCCTGTAGAAGAAAATTGTTTATGCCACTGTACAGTGCCTGAAGAGTTGAACTTTACTACATGTAGACGTTTTGTGATCCCACCACCTGAAGAACCGGT